CTGTCAGCGTCACTGTAGTCACCGTTGCGCCAGCCACCACAATTGTTGCTTTTGCACCAGAGCCAGAGCCACCAGTCAAGGTCACATTGGTGTACGTTCCGTTGGTGTACAACGTGCCACCCACCAAGGTGTTGAGCGTTAAAACTAGTCCAGTAAAAGTAAATTGATTGACACCAGAACCAATGCCAAGGTTGTTGATGTTGACAACCTCAAGACCGTTGTTGTACCCATTGAAAACTGAGTTGACACCATCGACTGAGTTGACATAGATGCCGCGAGAGTATCCTTTTGCGTTGCTGATAATTGCGCGATAGCCACCAACTTTTCTTGGACGACCGCGTTGAAAGCGTACCCAACGAGCGTCTGTGTAAAAGTTCATATCAAAGATAGTGCCGTCCCGTTGGACTCCCGGCAACGTGTCAATGGTAAAAACCTTCTTGACCATCAATAAGTCCCGCCAGAAATACCACTCGTAAAGTTACCCGTTCCAACAATAGCCAAACCAGAAGCAGAAACTGTTGAGCGCAAGACACCAAGAATAGAAATATTAAATTCACCCGAAGCCGCTCGATATACGCCCGTTGTGGTTTCTGATGAGAAGTTCAATGAAGGCGCTCCAACAGAGCCGTTATTTAAACTTACAACTGAAGCACCTGCAAGAACTGTGTTAGCGTTGTACAAGTTCACAGAATCGCAGACCAAGGTCGCTTGACTACCTGCGGTTAAAATAGCAGTACCACCAGAACCTGTTGTGATTGTGACTGTGTAAGCGCCTGATGTATCGTTGACAATGTAATAAACCTGAACTGTTGACGGGACAACAATTGTGACGTTGCCTGTCAAAGTACCTGTGTATTTTTGAATCACGTTTGAGGCTTCAGAAGCCGTCAACGTGTAAGAACCAGACGTTACAGCTTTACTCAACTGAGTAAAAGCAAATTGCGTATTTCGACCCAAGCCAACTGTGTAAAACGTCGTGCCAGAACAAACAATGATTGCTGAGTCAGTAGGTTGCAAAATAATGGATGCAGAACCATTGATGGTGTTGCCACCAGTTCCTGCAAGAGTCAATGCGCCAGTTCCACTGTTGCGAACAAACATAAACCAATTATCAGCCAGTGTTGAAGCTAATGTTAGGGTCAGCGTTCCAGCGCCACCAGTCCACACATAGGTGCTAGAGCGGTCAGTGGTAAGCGCTGTGTAGTTAGAAGAGAAGGTTGTGACTGGCTGGCTTTGGTTGAGCGTCTGACCAATTGCCAACAAGCCATACCCAGCAAGGGTGGCGGCGTCAGCACCAGAGGAGCCAATACCAAAAGCAATGATGCCCCAAGTGCCTGCCGTGGTTGCATTTGTGACGATGTAGATGTACTGCGCCTCGCCAGCGGCAATCGTAACAATGGTGTTTGCGCCCGTGTAATCTTTGACCGTTACAGAAACAGCGCCGACGTTACGAATCAGAGCGTCTTGACCAACCGATGCTTGGTTGGCAGGCGGCATCCACAACTCGTTTGCGGCAGAGACGGTCGATACCTCCATGATGCGTGCGGCGGCGTCGTCAGTCGTTGTGCCGTTGATAGGCCACTCCAACTGCAAGTCAGTCGTCAGGATGATGCGGCGATAGGAGACGTCTGTCGGTTGGACGACGTTGCCTGTGAAGGGTGAATTAAAACTCATAATCAGGTATCCAATACAGTTGCTTGACGGTCACCAATACGCTGTACGTCCTCAGACTTCAGGGTCTGAATGATGAGGTCGTAATTCTGTTGCCACATGGGCATACGCTCATCGTTCTTGATGTATGGCATAGCCTGCAACAACGACCCATACAGCAACGCCTGTGGTGCGTAGATGGTGAACCAATTCGTTTGGTTGGAAGAATCAAGCGGTTGGAGCCGCTCGTAGTACAGAACCTCAAACTCATACGCCAGAGCAGGAGATGGGGCGACAAGCCAGTGCGTGTAGTCGTAGTCGCCGTAATATTCTGGCGCACCAGTCGTTGTGGCGTCTGGGGTGTACTCGCGTAGGTATTCGTACTTGCGAAGCAGTACAGGCTGTTTCTGACCGTCTACGGTGACATTGAAAGAAACCGTCTTGTGCCAACGAGCAGGCTTGTCAAGGATGGGCTGGCCTATCGTCATGTTTGAGGTTTGCACCGTTAGGTTGCCAAGGAACTTAATTTGGCTGGCAATGATTTGCTCTGCCAACATAATGAACAGCGGAATTTTGGCAAGCGTATCGTCGTCAGTACGATTGAGGTAAGACTGGATGTTTTCGACCAAAGAGTCGTAAGTCATTACCGATGCGGTTGCCATATTTACCCCACGTTTCGTTCAAAATGTGGACAATCCACCAGTGATTTAAAGTTGCCACCCCAGCGGTTCTTGGCGTGCAAACTCTCCCAATATGCACCGAGAGGCGCAAGGATGCCCTTGTCCCATATTATCTGCCCATCCTTGAAGAAGTTCAAGTCGATAGCGAGTCGCTTTAGGTGGTTTGAATTTAAAGTCTTGGAGCGCCCCGTCTGCACATAGATTGCCTGCTGTTCGGCAGTCCTGAACATCTCGCCGCCAGTGACCTTAAAACCCTGCTCAGTGGCGTGCTGAACCAACTTGCAAGCATCCAATAGGAAAGCGGCTTGTTCGTCGCTGAGGCTCATTTTGGCCCCCCAGTCAGGTTCTTGATAGTGTCGTCTTTGTCGCGTGAGCCACGGGTAGTTCCAAACTCAAAGGAGTAGATGTTGTCGAGGTAGCCCAAGAAGCGCCCCAAAACAAGCGTGAAGATGCCCTTGACGTACTCGTTGATGCCTTGGTCTGTCCACACAATCCAAACCAATCCAACGACCGCGCAGACCGCAAGAAAGAACATTAGGTTGGCTCGACCGTTGGCTGTGCCGCGTTTGATAAACTCAGCGTCACGAACACGAGCGCTGTCGCGGTCGGCAACCTCAATCTTAAATTCCTCAAGGTCGTTCTTTGCCTTCTCAATGCTCAACTCAATCAGGCGCTCTTCGTGGTCAAACGTAGCCTGACGCAACTTGACAACGTCTTCAGGTGTTGGGTTGTCGGGAATCTTTACCCCAAGCGTCTCCTCAACAACCTGCTTACCTTTTGCTTGAATTGCAGAAGACAAATGACCCAAGCCGTTGGAGGCAAGGGTCGTGAGGAGGGAGGCGACAATTGGAATCACAATCCAAGAACCTTTTTGACGAGTTCCCCAGCCACGCCGGGGCCAAACAGCACGCAGACAATTACCCCATACAAGAGGTACTCAATCTTGTTCATGCGCTTAGTGCCGTCGTCGAACCGCGCTTGGATACCCTCGTACCTCTGAGCGCAGATTGCCTCGTGGACACTCAGTCGCTTGTCAGTCTCAGTGGCAAGTTCTTGAACATCTTCCATTATTCTTTTGGCTCCTCGACTGCGGCTTGCACTTGGCTCTTGGCTTCGTTTTGCAAACCTTCAATCAATTGAAAAACTTCTTGGTACGGACGCGCACCAAGGTAGCCCAGAACAGCGTTGACTAATTGAGTTGAAAGCGTAATCTTGTCCATTTTTTATCCTTGAGTGGTTGTAGTGTCAGCGGGTGCTGGCGCTTCAATAATAACTTCAGCAACGGCTGGAGTCACCACCCAAGATTGAGTTTCTTCGTTCCAAGCAAATGGCCCACCCTCTGTTGGCATAGCCACAGGGGCATCCCACAGACAAGTGTCTTCATTGAGCAACCAAGAGGCAAAAGGTTGTGGCGGTATAAACGCATCCCTTTGCTCGTCATAGGCGTACCCAATACCAGCGTAGTTCTTACGCAATGGTCGTCCTTCTGGGTGTTGACCGCCATGCGTGTTGTATGAGGTTTGCACCCACCCGTGACCAAAGATGCCAGAGTCAATGACGTCTTGTTCGGCAACGATGACTTGAACTACTAACCCGTTTTCTACTTTTGCAAAGTGTGACATTGCTCTTCCTTAAAAAGTAATTGTTCCAGATGAATTGAATGTGTAGATGTAGTTACCACCACTTGTCGTAAATGTTGGTGAACCAGTTGTTGCTTTTGCAGGGGCAAAAGAAGTTGAGTAGGAAATTATCACAACACCAGAACCACCAGAAGCACCTGTGCTACTGATGCTTGTTCCAAAGCCACCGCCACCGCCTCCACCGCCTAAGTTTGCAGTTCCAGCCTCAGGGGTTAAACGATTTGTACCGCCGCCGCCTCCTCCACCGCCAGTACCGCCAGAGCCACCAGTGCCAGCGTCGAAGGCTCGGTTACCACCGCCACCGCCACCAGCGTAAGTTACTGATGACCCAGAAATAGATGAGGCAGAGCCGTTTCCTGCGTTTGCGCCGCTCCCAGAACCCGTGCTACTTCCACCCGCGCTTGCACCGCCGCCACCGCCACCGCCCGATATAGTTGCAGTTGCACCCCCACCAGCGCTACCCTGACCTGATGTTGCCGCACCGCCAGCACTTGAGCCTGTTGTTCCAGAAGTACCCGCACCACCACCGCCTGAACCACCAGTCCCGCCAGTCCCGCCGTCATACAAGCCGCCAGCGCCACCGCCAGTAGATGTAACGGAAGAAAACACAGAATTACCGCCCTGTGTTGCTGATGCGCCCCCTGCGCCAACGGTGACTGTAAGAGCCGTGCCAGAAGCAACTGAAAGCGTAGATGTTAAATAACCACCAGCACCCGCACCACCACCAGCCAAATTACCACCGCCACCGCCAGCCGCAACAACTAGGTAACTAACCGATGAAGGTGGTTGACCAGACAAAGACCCGCTAGAAGTAAATGTGTGGATGGTGTTGCCGCCAGAAGTTGTGACTGTGCCACCAGTAAATACTTGTGAGCCAGCGTAAGAGATGATGACTACGCCAGAGCCACCGTTTGCGCCACTACCACCATTTGGGCCGCCACCAGAACCACCACCACCGCCGCCGCCTAAGTTTGCAGTTCCAGCAACGCCAGCGCCAGCAGATGGTGTCCCAGAATTTCCTCCTCCACCAGTACCGCCAGATGACGCAGTAGTATCTGAACCACCGCCTCCGCCACCGCCATAGGTTACAGATGAACCGCTAATAGAAGAGGCCAATCCATTACCGCCAGCACCAGTTCCATCATTTTTTCCAGTAGCACCAACTGCACTTGCTCCACCACCACCACCACCGCCAAGTAGGTTGTTTTGAATTCCATTCCCACCAGCAAAGCCTTGACCAGAAGTTGCAGAACCACCTGTTGTAGTACCAGAACTACTAGAACCAGAACCACCACCTCCAGAGCCACCACTTAAACCATTATTAGGAGCGCCACCACCAGACAAACAGGTTCCCCCACCTCCACCGCCAACAGCCGATGTAGAAACCATGCTCCATGCCGAATTAGTTCCGTTAGTTCCAGTTGCGGTTACTCCTGCTGTAGCACCAACGCCTCCCGCGCCAACTGTAACAAGGTAAATAGAGTTGGCGTCAATGATTACGCCAGAGCCTGACAACAAGCCTCCAGCACCACCTCCGCCACCAAGACCCCCTCCCCCTCCAGCACCACCAGCAACAATCAGATAAGACGCTGTTACAGATGACAAAGGGCTAAGTGCGCCAGAAGTCGTGAATGTGTGAATGAAGTTACCGCCTGATTGGGTAACAGTTCCACCACCAAATAATTGTGTTGCGCTTGTGTATGAAATGATGACTACGCCTGAGCCTCCGTTGCCGCCAACTCCGACTGGGTTTCCCCAAGCCGCACCGCCCCCACCACTGCCACTGCTTGAAGTTCCAGCGGTACCTGCTTGTCCAGAAGTTGTGCCGCCTGCGCCACCGCCACCTGAACCGCCAGTTCCTCCAGTTCCACCGCCACCAGAATATCCACCGCCTCCGCCGCCACCAGCGTATGTTGTTGAAGAGCCAGTTATAGACGAAGAAACACCAGAACCACCAACACCGCCGTTATTTGTAGATGTATTACCGCCAACGCTACCTGCGCCGCCGCCGCCACCTCCAGCACTGTGATTTGTTGCTCCTGCACTAAATCCACCGCTGTAACCTTGATTTGCTGTACCAGAGCCAGCGGTTGCAGAGAGTTGCGGCGCACCGCCCCCAGAGCCACCACTACTTCCAGAGCCAGTTTCTTGCCCACCACCCCCGCCGCCGCCAGTTGATGTGATGGTGCTAAGAGTGGAATTAGAACCATTTGAACCATTTGTACCACTAGTTGTTGAACCAGCACCACCCGCACCCACAGTTACAGTGTAAGAAAGCGTAGGATTAAGACTTAATGAGCCTTCAGCAGAACCGCCGCCACCAGAAGTTCCTGCACTTGTTCGATAGCCGCCAGCGCCACCCCCGCCTGCACCACCATATAAGCCACCCGTCAAATTCCGACCGCCGCCACCGCCGCCTGCAATAACTAAAAAATTAGCAGTAACCATTTGCAATCCTGTCCACCCAAAGGCGGCAAGTGCGGCGGCTCCAATTTTGGATAAACGAGGCATTTTTTGTCCTTATGCGAACTTGGTCTGAGCGGCAAGCACAACATATGTGGCACTGCCTGTCTTTTGAATCACATAGGTGTAACTATCAATCGAACTTGCGTTGCCTGATGTCGGTGCAGTTCCACCCTGCCACTTAGGGGTCACCGATACGCCGTCAATCGTTACCGCGCTGTTGTAATAAGCCGTAGCGCCGTTGGTGACAAGGAACGTAGCAGAGATAGATTCGCCAGTCTGCATCATGGTGTTCAACGATGTGCCGCTTGAACCACGGAAGTTGACCGTAAAGTTGCCCGATGCGTTGCTGGTGTAGTACAGCACGGACTGAGTCGTGACGTCGTATTGGATTGTGCCAGTCGCCGCAGTTGCGGAGATGGTATCTACCTCGGCAATGTTTGGAGTCTTAAATGCGGACTTTGAAGATGAACCAGCAGTTTGCAAGCCAGAGGTTGGAGAAGTTGTCCCAATCCCCAAATTTTCACTTGCATCCAGAGTCATCGCGCTGTTAAAGGTGATAGTGTTCCCTGCTGTGCCTGATGCGGCACTACGCCATGTATGTACACCACTTTGTTGAATGTACTGACTTGCTGGATTAGAAGTTGAGTATCTCCAACTTACACCAGAATCAAGAAAGGCATTTTGAGTTAAGCCTAATTGAACATCTCCTCCCGAGAACATTCCGTTGTTTGCATAACCTACAATTAAAGCACGGTATGAAGAAATCCAAGCGGCTGGAGTAACTCCCAAGCCTAGATTGCCTGCGGCGGTCATCTCCAAGCCAGAGTTGCCGTCAGAGCGATAAAGAATAAAATCCTGTGTAGAACCAGCTTTAGAAAAAATATATGTGCCGCCAGTAGCGTTGTATCCAAACTGCCCTTGGGCGTTTGGAGAACTTGTCGTAGTGAGTAACAGCCGCCCAGCAACACTCAAATTAGTCCCATCAAAAGTCAGACCAGACCCAGTAGCCAACACACTAGAACTAGATGCGAACACCACACCATTTGCAGTAAATGATGTAAGCCCTGTACCGCCGTTGACAACTGGTAGCGTTCCAGATACATCCGCAGTCAAAGAAACTGCACCAAAGGTAGGCGTACCACTTGCATTACCGTGAAGCACTGTAGTTGTTGTACCTGCGGCAGTTGATGTTGGGGCGGCTCCTGCTCCACCTCCAATGACAACACCGTACTGCGTTAATGCGGTTGAAGATGCCCATGTGGACGCGCTTGAGAAGTAAGGTACGCCGCCAGAAGTTCCCGCAACAGTCAGAGCCAACGTGCCTGATGTTGTGATGGGTGAACCAGCAACTGAAACTATGCCACCTGTAAATGACTGCGCTACAGAAGTAACCGAGCCAGATGCGCCAGAACTAGATGCCAGTAAAGTAACTGTGCCACCGCTGTTCTTGGCGTACAACTTCATGTCTGAAATGTTTAGCCCTAACTCGCCGTTAGCAAGATTGCCAGCAGTTGGAATAGCCGCCGCAGTCGTACTGAAGTACAACTGAATTGGGGTGTAAGTTGCTTGTGCCATTTAAAATGTTCCTCCTGAGATTCCACCGGGGACAAATAACATTGAGCCGTCAAACGTCAAGTTTGCTCCCATTGTCAATTGATTTCCAGCGTTTTGAAAAGCCACACCGCCAGATGTTCCGTTTAGCGCATACAACTCTGTAATGTCGCTGTTCGTGCCTGACTTGGCGGCAACTAGATTTGTTCTTGCGTCAGTAGCGTTTGTTGCCCCAGTCCCGCCATTGAGAACTGCTACAGTGCCAGAGGTAATCTGGTTACCGTTAATTGCAATTGATGTGCTTGCCGCCAATGTCAGTTGGCCCTGCGCATTTACCGTAAAAGTTGCCACAGATGATGCAGAACCATACGCGGCGGCTGTGACAGCCGTATTGGTGATGCTGAACTGCGTACCCGTAAGAGTCAGCCCTGTGCCTGCGGTGTAAGAACCTACACCAGCAAATTGAACCCAAGTGATGGGGGTTGTACCTAAAGTACCGCCAGCATTAGAAGTACAAACCCAACCAGTGTCAGCGTATACGGTTCCTTGTTCGATAAAGGTGAATGCGCCGGGGACTTCCAACCAATTGTCCATATCCGTTGCACGAGTCCATGCGCCCGCCGCAACCACATAAATTCCGTTGTTTTGGCTCAATGTCTGGTCTTTAACCAAACACCTATCCCCAGCAATCAACGCTACACCATCAATCGTCTGTGTTCCAGACAACGTGATGTTTGCCGTTGTTGCCGCCACGCAAGAAGCCTTGGGGTCTAACCCTTGCGCTACTGCATCAACATACTGCTTGGTAGCCAATTCCAACGCCGACACAGGGTCTTGCGTCACAGCAACCGAAGTCAATCCACCCAAGGTAAGACTTGATGCACCCAAAGCAATTGCAGTTGTTCCAATCGTTACAGACGAGTTGGTCAGACTTGCGTTGGCAATGTTAGTCAGCGTGTTGGCAGAGCCGCTGATGGTCTTGTTTGTGAGTGTCTGGGTTGCGGTATTGGTCGTAACGGTGTCTGCCCCAACGGTTGCCGCCGTCATGTTGAACGTGCCACCCGTTACTGTCTTGCCAGAAAAAGTCAAAGCCACGGGCAAAGACAATGTGACAGTCGATGTACCCGTTGCGGTTATTTCGTTTGCCGTACCAAGGATGGTAGTCACTGCGCCAATAGAAGCGGCGCTAATAGCCACATTCCCAGCAAAAGTCAGTTGACCTTGAGCGTTGACCGTGAACTGACCCACATTGGTTGAACTGCCGTAAGTACCAGCAACAACGGTCGTGTTGGCAATAGAAATTGTCCCAGTCGTGGTAATTGGCCCACCCGTCAAACCCGTGCC